TCCGAGGTAACTTAAATGTCGTTTGCTAATCTTAAAAAGCAATCTAAACTTGGCTCTCTTACCGCTAAACTGGTAAAAGAAGTTGAGAAACTCAACACTAATGGCGGTTCAGATGAACGCCTTTGGAAACTAGATGTAGACAAAAGCGGTAATGGATATGCCGTCATCCGTTTCCTACCTGCTCCTGACGGTGAGGATCTACCGTTTGTGAAACTATATTCTCATGCCTTTCAAGGTACTGGTGGATGGTATATTGAAAACTCTTTGACAACATTGGGACAAAAAGATCCTGTCTCTGAGTACAACACACAACTCTGGAACAACGGCACTGATGCTGGTAAAGAGACTGCTCGTAAGCAGAAGCGTAAGCTTACATACATCAGTAACATCTATGTCGTGAAGGATCCAGCAAATCCTGAGAACGAAGGTAAAGTATTCTTATACAAGTATGGGAAGAAAATCTTTGACAAACTTACTGCAGCAATGCAACCTGAGTTTGAGGATGAGGAAGCAATTGATCCATTTGATTTCTGGCAAGGTGCTAACTTCAAGTTGAAGGCAAAGAACGTTGCTGGTTATCGTAATTATGATTCTTCAGAGTTCACTGCAACATCTCCTCTATTAGATGATGATGACGCACTTGAAGCACTATGGAAGAAAGAGTACTCTCTTGCTGAATTAGTTGCTGCTGATCAGTTCAAGTCTTATGAAGATCTTAAGAAGCGTCTTGGATATGTTCTTGGTAACAAGGCACGTCCTGTTGAAGATGAATCTTTTGAAGATGAAAGTGAAGGACGTGGTTCTGCAGAGCAAGTTGTTGCTGCTGCGACTGCACCTACACCAACACCTGCTGCATCAGATGAAGATGATGATGCACTATCCTACTTTGCTAAGTTAGCAGAGGAGTGATATTAGGGGGAAGTATTTCTAGTATTTTCCGTTTCAGCTAGTCTTCTATTAACAAACTGGGAGGACTTATCGTAATGCATGATGTTTTTCATATCCGTCATGTATTGCTGTAAGTACTCCTTTTTTAGTACATATATACTTCTCTTCTCTTCATTCAAATTCACTTCATATTCATAGTTTGATACTCCTATAACTGGTGCAGGATTTATATCTGCATAGGTTGCTGAATCTGGATTTATCATTGTAAATGTAGAATCTACATGTTTACCAGCAGGAAGTATCACTCTACCTTTAGAGTCTTTAACTTCTATTGTTTCATAGTGGTGAATATTATTCAAGTCCAATCCATATTTACTTTCTGAAAATCTATAGATGTCTCTTGATGATAGAGGCCACTCATTGTGTACGTTAATAATACCAGCAGTTAATAATACAACCCAATCTAATTCAGCATTATTATAAAGTTCTTCTGCTACTGTATCAGGTCTAGCACCATCAGAAATTTGATACTTATTGAATAGAGTAAAGACATTATTTAAATCATCACGAAGTTTAACTCTTCTAAAAAGATTCTTAACTCTTACGTATGAACGTGAAGAGGTTTTTGTTTTTAATGGGGACTGATAGTTTAAATCAGGTAGTTCTCTAAAGTATGACATTAGTATCCAACTCCTATTGTACCTTCTCCTTCATCATAATGTTCGAAGTATATTGGATTTAATTCTTTCATACTTAATTTCATTGTCATAACAGTTGGTGTTCCATCATGGAATGTTGAGTAAGTATTTGATCCAGTATAATTCATTGCTATTGATTGTAATGCCATTGGCTTCATAACATTTAAGAATGGATGAGGTGCTCCACCTTTTTTATATGCAAGCATAAAGACATCTGGAGATTTAATAAAGAAACCACCACCACTATCACCTTTTGGCATTGCATGTTGTTTCAATGTTCGTATAATTTGTTTTACTTGTTGTGCCTCACTCATACTTCTTGGTGCAAATTGGAAGTCGAAATCAAATTGTCTGATTTGTGGACCTTTAAATACTACTTCCATGTTAGGATTTAATATTTGTCCAGTTGCTCTAGTCATTAAATTTGGAGCACCCACTGCAGAACCAGCAAGATGAGAAAGAATTGCTGTTCTTAAGTTGTCATCTATTGTTCCAAACCCTTTTATATCTTTCATGCCTTGTAATAATGCACCTGGATTTGTCATTCCAGTCATAGCAAGGTTGGCACCTAATGCTTTTAGTGGGGTTAAAGTATCTGAGTCAAAATCAATTGAATTAGTATCACCTATGTTTTGAGGAATAGGTAAGGTAATATATGCTAATGTCTTTGCCTTTCTTGCTCTAGAAGTAGCAGTTTCCATTCGAGATCCACTTCTTAAAGCACCCATAATGGTTGACTCTTGTTTTTGTGTAAATCCCCCTTCAGTTCCTGTTGAAGCAGTTCCACCCTCTTTCTTTGCTGCTCCGTCTGATTGAGAACTTTTCAATGAGTCATTTAATTTTGAGTTGGGAGTATATTCAACGATTTTTATTTCTAGGTAGTCAGTACTACTATCAATTCTATTATTTGGATATCTTAAACTAACAGTGCCTCTTCTATTCTGTGTTCCACCACTCTGTGTTATTTCTTTTCCTATCTGTGTTGTAGAGTTGGTATTACTGTTAATGTTGGATGTTTCTCCAGACTGTGTTTTTGCTGGTCCAGATGATTTTCCTTCAGTTAATCCCTTTGCTTGCTCTACAGCTTGCTTTACTCCTAAGTTTCCAAAACCCATTATCGACCTTATTTTAAAATATTTTAACTATTTAGACGGAAATTAGCGAAAGGAATTGAATCCAGTTCATTTAGTTCATCATCATATACTTCATAGAGTTGTCCCACTACTTCATTCCATGTATAATTTCTATGTTTATCCCAATGAAAGTTGATTCCACGAAATCCCCATGCGAAAATATCAGTCACTGCAACTAAAGGATTTTCATCGTAACGTATGTTAGGAGTCTTAGGGGCATATACGAAAAAATAAAATCTTCCTGCATCAGGAACAGGTGTGACTGTATCATTACATGCTTCCATTAGTTCCATCATTAACTCTGATGAATCTTTACCGATAAAATTGTCTTTAACTTCTGTAATGCGACTCATTTAATTCCTAGTTCTTTTTCTGTGAGTACTTTAAATTCAAATCCTCTATCAATACACCATTCGTTTGCTGCTTTCCATTTTGCCTGATTCCTAGCATATTCAAATGCTTCACGCAAATAACCTTTAGTTTGACGTTTGGGTTTTGATGGGGGTTTAGTTTGTTTTTGTGGTTTTACTTCAATAATATATTTTTTAATTTTTCCGTTACTTTCCTTGGCTTTGATATAGAAGTCGGGAAAGTATCTATGAGGACGATTATCAACTGGAGATCTATACCAGACATACATTTCTTCACTTCCCCATTCAAGTATATTGATATTAGAATCACAATATCTCATAAATTTTAGTTCCCAAAGAGAACGGTAGATAACCTTGGTTGGATCTCCTTTATACTTGTAAGGACATCTCACTTTGTACTTACCTTTATAAGCCATAAATAAATACAATCATAATAGTAAATATTTAGAGTGGTACAACCTCGTAGGATATCAGATTTTAAACCAACACTATCAAAATTAGCTGGCACATCTCATTATCAAGTTATTTTTGGTGGATTACCGTCTGCATTGAGACAACATCTTAATGTAAGAGATGTTGGATATAGATTTATAGGAGAGACAGCAGGATTACTTTGTAGTAATGTGTCCCTTCCTGGTAGTAGTAATGCTACAACTATGATTGATGGAAACTACATGGGTATTCAGGAAAAGATGGCTCATAGTAGAATGTTTACTGAACTTAATGCAGAGTTCATGGTAGATAGTGATTATAAAACTATTAAGTTTTTTGAGCATTGGATAGAATATATGGCAAGTGGTTCAGGTGAAGATCAATCACGAGATGGATATTATATTAGAATGATGTACCCAGAAGAATATAAATCAAACCAAACAAAGATAATTAAATTTGATAAAGATTATAATGCAGAATTAGAGTATACTTTTTATGGATTGTTCCCTAGAGCATTGAATGATATTTCTGTTTCTTATGAACAGACAGATATTCTGAGAGCATCGGTTACATTTTCAATTGATAGATATATTTGTGGAAGGAATAGTAGTTTCTCATTGTATAGGGGTGGTTCATATAATAGACAACTTACTAAGAGTAGAGTTAGCATACCTAATATAAATGGTCTTGGTGGTGTTATAGGAAAACTCTTCTAAACCAAAATCGACTTTTTGTTTCAAATATAGCGGAAAAAAAACTCCGCAATTTTTTTGAGCCACAGGATTTTCAGAAAAGTCCTATAAATAAAAATACTGAAGTGCTACACACATTATGCCTTTACCAAAAATTACCGCACCAACTTATGAGTTGGTATTACCCTCATCTGGCAGAAAAGTTAGATATAGACCTTTTTTAGTGAAAGAGGAAAAACTCCTTATTATCGCAATGGAGAGTGAGGACACGAAACAGATAACTGAAGCAGTTAAGAATGTTCTTAAAAATTGCATATTAACAAGAGGTATTAAAGTAGAAAAACTTGCTACTTTTGATATTGAATATCTGTTCTTGAATATTAGGGGTAAGTCGGTTGGTGAAGATGTTGAAGTTATGATTACTTGTCCTGATGATGGTGAAACTCAAGTTCCTGCATTGATTAATTTGGATGATATTAAGGTAGTTACTTCCGATGAGCATACAACAGATATTAAGGTTGATGATACATTATCCATTAGGATGAAATATCCATCTATGGATGAATTTATTAAGAATAACTTTGATGTTACTGATATGGATATTGATGATACATTTAAGTTAATTGCTTCTTGTATCGAACAGGTATATTCTGAAGAGGAGTCTTGGAGTGCATCTGATTGTACTAATAAGGAATTGGTTGAATTTATAGATCAATTAGGATCAAAGCAATTTAAAGAAATTGAAAAATTCTTTGAAACTATGCCTAAATTGACTCATACTTTAAAAGTTGTAAATCCTAAGACTAAAGTTGAAAATGAAATCCTACTGGAGGGACTACAAAGTTTTTTCGAGTAGGTATGGCTCACGAAAACCTAGAGTCATACTATAAGGTAAATTTTGCCTTGATGCAACACCATAAATATAGCTTAACAGAGCTAGAAAATATGATTCCTTGGGAAAGAGAAGTCTATCTATCTCTTTTACAACAATATATTGAAGAAGAAAACCTAAAGGCAAAACAAGAACAAGCAAGTGGCAGTTACTAGTAGACCAAGATTAAGAAAGACATCCATCAATTTGGGTAATTTTGGTGGTGGTTCTATGTTGGGAAATGTTTCTCCACTTCAATCTAAAGTTTCTAGTGCTAGTCATATAAAATCTCTTCAATCTCAAAGAAGAGTTCTTGAGAGAGTAATTGATTTAGAGGATGAGGTTGATGATTTAGGAACTAGAATAAAGATGCAAGATGAGTCTTTATTAGATGTTAGAAAATCTTTGACTAATATTAGAAAATCTATTTTAATATTGCAAGATGGACAGAAGGTGATTATTGATAATGCAAGAGAAAAGGATAAAATAGAGAAAGAGATAAGAAAAAAAGAGGAGCAAAGACTTAAGAGACAAGAAGCAGAAGGTGCTCTTGAAGCAGATACAGGTTCAGAAGATATAAAGAAAACTGACGGTTCTGTTGAGAAGAAAGGAAAAGAATCTAAGGGATTCTTGGATAGTATAAAGAATTTCTTTATGTTTACCATTGCTGGATGGTTTACGGATAAAACAATAAAATTAGTTAATGCGTTTGCTAGTGGTAATAAGGATGTTATAAACAGTGTTGGAAAGAAACTTTTAGGTGGTTTAACAGCAGTTGGTGGAATAATGTTGATTGCTGCAGCTGGTATTGGTCCTGTTCTTGTTGGTATAGGTTCTTTGATTGGTGTATTGGGTGGATTGTTGTTTAATCCAGTCACATTAGCTGCTTTATTAATAGCAGTAGGAGTTGGTGGTGTTGTTTATGGGTTGAAGAAACTTTGGGATTGGGGTACAAAGACTGCTAGTTCTGATTCTGCTAAGAAGTATGTTGCAAAGAAGCAAGAACTTGATAAAAGATTGAAAGATGCTGGAATGACTAGAGGTGGTTTTAGTAAGGATAGAAGTAAACAAGATATAAGGCATGGTAAGCATGGTAGAACTGAAGAACAAGAAAAAATATGGCAAGAAGTACAAGCAGAACGAAAAGCATTAGAAGCTGCTAAGAAAAATATGGAAAAAGAAATAAGCGAAGCAAAAACAGCACATAGACTAGATATAAGGGCTAGAGAAAAAGCTGGTGAAGATATTGATATAAAGGCAGAAGAGCAGAAATGGAAAGTACAAGAAGCTAATATATATAAAAAATTTGAAAATAAGATTGGTTCAATATCATCAGTATCTAATACGGGTAATGGTGGAAATGTGACTTCCAATGTTAATACTTCTGGTGTCATCAGTAATATTGGACCCGAACTAAGTTCTGAAGGAAATATAACTGTTATTCCGTTACAAAAAGAACAAGAAATTTCTACATCTAGTGATTCAACAGCTAGTAGTGTTGATTATATTCCTAGTGATAATCCTAATAATATTCATACTTTATCATCAAAAATTCAATATGGTGTTGTAGCAGGTTAGACAAATGAAAAAAGGTTTCTTTGGTTCTATGAGGAAGGGCTTCAAGTTAGGAAGCAAACCAAAATTACAGGGTAGATTTGTTCGATCTAAATTTAATGCAAATAAAAATGTAAAATTTGCTAAAAGGTTCTTTAAGAAAACTAATAAAGAAAAAAGAACTTATTTTAAGAGAAAATCCTTGATAATGAGGAGAAAAGCAGCAGAAAAAGCATTAGAAACTGGACAAGCAGTAAAAACCAAGTTTAAGAAATCTATAACATCAAAGGGGTTTAACCCAATTAGATTCATTACAGCAATATTTGTTGGGTGGATTGTTAATCAATTACCAAAAATTATTTCTACATTAAAAGCATGGATGGAGAAATTGAAACCTGTCTTCGATACTTTGAAGTCTTGGGTTACGGGTGTTGTTGATTTCTTTCAAATGATTGGTACTAAGATTGGAGACTTTTTAACTTCAATTACTGGAGATAATTCTATTATTGATGCTGGAAAGAAAAAAATCCAAGCTGTAATCGAAAATTTGAAAGGTGCATTTGATAAAATGAGGAAGGGATTTGATAGTTTAATTAGTAAAGCAAAGGGTGAAGAGAAAAAACTTAAAAAAGATGTAAAAAATGTTGAGAATCAGGTCAACTCTCAAATGGAATCAGGTGATAGTGATAAAGTTGATCCATTTGTGGTATTAGAGGATAACAAAGACATTATCCCACCTGGAATGAGTGGTGTGGTTCAGAATGAGGTTAAAAATAATCCATCGAAATATGATACTAAAGAGGAGATTAATGCTGCTCTTAGTAATGTTGGTGTAGATCCTAGCAAAGTTAAATATAGATCAAGTTATTCAAATCAAAGTTCTACAGTTTCAGGAACAATTAATCATAAATCAATTATATCTAATCCTACGAATGGTAATGTTAATCTTAAAGTTGATAGTAAGAATAAAAATAAAGTTGTTACGGTAGATATTCCTGTTACTCCAAAATTACCTCAAACTGGTGGAGGTTCTGGCACTACAACAGTAAAACAGGATAATTCTGATAGTGTAAATAGTAATGAACTATTGCTAATTAGTATCGAAAAATAAATGGCAGCAAAAGATAAATCCATATTTGAGCAAGTTACTCTAGAAGCAAATGATCAATCACAAGATGTTGACATTCGTGCTGGAGTAGTTTCTATTGACTATTATGAGGATATATTTTCTCCTACCATTACTGCACAGATTGTTGTTTTTAACACGGGTGATAGTATTACAGGAAAAGATGGTAAATTACAATCAATATATAATGGACTTCCATTAAGAGGTGGAGAACGATTATCATTAAAAATTAAACCAAATAGTGAAGAGAATGCTGGATTGGATTTTTCTGAGACATATAAGGATTACATGTATGTTTCAAGCATTACGAATGTTCTTACAGAACAACAAAAAGAGGCATTTACTTTAAATTTAGTTTCAAGAGAAGCAATTACAAATGAAACTGTAAGAGTTCCAATTAGATTTGCAACTTCTTCTACTATTGATACATCAGTAAAGAAAATTTTGACTGATTATCTTAAAACTGAGAAGGAAATGGATATTGAGCCAACATCAAATACTTATGGATTTATTGGTAATTTAAAAAAACCTTTTAATCTTTTAGTTTGGTTAGCATCTAAAGGTGTTCCTGAAGAGTCTGGAGATGGAAGTGCTGGATTTGTATTTTTCCAAACACAAGATGGTTATCATTTTAAATCTATTGATAGTTTAATTAATCAAGAACCAAAAGCAACATATACTTATACTGAAGTTAATAAGAGTCAGATAGAAAGAAATAATGATTTTAATATATTGAGATATTCTACAAATAAAAATCAGGATTTACTCCAAAAACTAAGATTGGGTGCATATGCTAGTTATGTTGCAACATTTGATTTTTATAATGGAAGATTTAATACACCTGAAGAATCTAAATTTACTTTAAGTAAATATAAAAGTAAAACAAAAAATCTTGGAAAGGAATTGGAATTACCATCACTTTCTAATAATGCTCAAGAAACTTTAGGTGATATACCAAGTAGGATAATGACAATGGTTGTTGATAGAGGAACTGTAGAAACTGAAGTCAGTAGAGAAAAAAATGCTGATCCTATGAGATATCAAGCACAGGCAATTATGAAGTATAATACTTTATTCACTCAAGAACTTCATATGCAAGTTCCTTTGAATACTAATTTAAAAGCAGGTGATGTTATTAAATGTCAGTTTCCAAAAATTAGTACAGGAAGTGAGGAATATGATGATGAACAAAGTGGTTTATATTTGATTAAAGAATTATGTCATCATTTTGATAGTGAGAAATCAGAAACATCAATGAAGTTATTGAGAGATACCTTCGGTTTATATGGTGTAAATAATGATAATGGAGGGAAATAATGGAAGAATCATTATTCAAAACTAATTTTATTGGACGGGATGGATTCCGTTGGTGGATAGGACAGATTGCTCCTGACGAGGTTCAAACATCACAGACTAAAGAAAAGAAGGGTTGGGGTAATAGATATAAAGTTCGTATTTTAGGATATCATCCATATAATAATGTAGAACTTAAGGATGAAGAATTACCTTGGGCAACAGTAATTTCACCACCAGGACATGGAACTGGTTCAGGAGGAATTTCAAAAACACTTAGATTCCAACAAGGAGATACTGTAATAGGATTTTTCTTAGATGGTGATAATGCTCAAGTTCCAATGATATTTGGTGCATTTGGTAATTCTGCTTATGTACCAACTGATGAACCAGGACCATTTAAAGCATTTACTGGTTATACGAGTACTCATAAAAGACCAGCAGCAACGGTTGCAAATACACCATCAGAATCTACTGGTGCTATAGAAACACCTGCAGCAAGTCAGATTTCTCAAGCAGATGCTGATAAAGTAGCATCGACAACTGGTAGTGGTAATAGAGCTACCATGAGTTCATATAATGGTAAGGTTGTATATCTTGGATGTGGGAAAAGTCAGTCACAAGAATCCATAAGCAAGATGAAAGTGGGTGTTCAAAATTTAGTTGGTGAGGTTACAGATTTAAAATCCAGATTTGATGTTAATACTGAGTTTTATAGAGATAAAGTTAAGGGTTTAGTATCTGATAAAACTTCTGCTTTAGCTGCTAATGCATCTGGATTAGTAAGTGGTATGACAAATAGTACTTATAGACAAATGACACCTATGTTGAATGGTGGATTGAAATCAATGTATAGTAGTGTTTATGCAAAAACTTTTGCTGCAACTCAATCTGTTTCTGCGGCAAATCTGGCAGGTACAGCAGCACAAGAATCAATGATAAATCCTATTGGTTCATTAAATGGACTTTTACCATGTCTTACTAATCAGGTTATAGGTAATTTGAGTTCTTCAATTGAAGGAATATTGAATTCAGTTGTTGATAATGTTTTTAATTATGTTGATTGTGTAGGAGATCAAGCAACAGGTGCATTAATGAATGCGATTACAGGACAGATATCTGATGGAATGCAATCCTCTCTTGATGGTATTGGTAAATTAATGAATTATATGGGTGATTTTAGTATAGATGGTTTACTTAGAGGTAGTGTTGATTCTCTCTTAGGTATGGCAGGAATGGGTGATTGTCTTGCAGCTCCACCACCACCATCTGGTGCATGTACTTATAAAATGGGACAAGGACCGATATCAGGTGGTTCTTCGGATTTGAGTGCTATTATTAAAGATGCAAATATAGCAAAAGCAGTGGCAGATGCAGCAGCACTTTCTGGTGTTCCTTTAGACGGTGTTCAAGATATAATGGGTGGATTTAGTCTTTTATCTGGTGGTATTAAGGAAGCTGGAGATGCAATATCAGGTATTGGTGATGCAGTTAGTGAATGTAATTTCGAATTGCCTGAAGTTTGTGAACCACCTAAGATTAACATTTTTGGTGGTGGTGGAAATGGTGCATCAGCTGTTCCTATCTTTGGTAATTTTAATTTTATGGGACAGGCTAAGAAAACTGGAAGTGTTATTGGTATTAAGATGACAAATCCTGGTAATGGATATATGTATCCACCATTTGTTGAGATAGTTGATAACTGTGGACAGGGATTTGGTGCTATTGCAAGAGCAACTATTAAAGATGGTAAAGTAAATGAAATTTATATTGTCTCTGAAGGACACTTATATCCAATTTCTGATGATGTACCACCTATTATTGATAGTGTAACTATTGTTAATCCTGGTTCTGGATATCAGGAAGGTGATACTGTTACCGATAATTTTGGCAATGAGTATAATACTCAAATTTCATTCGGTTCTATCATTAAAGTAACACCAATAAATAGTAAAGATATAGATGAACTTCCTATATTAACTGTGAATTCAAGTACAGGATCTGGTGCTGTTTTAAAAGCAAATCTTGATTTTAGACCAGAGTTCCAAGGTGAAGTCAAACAAGTAATCGATTGTATTAACACATAATGACACAGAAAACTGATCACGAACGCTATCTAGAATCATATCCACATTATCAGGTTGATATAAACAACCCTACGATGGATGGGTATGGTGGTTCAAATGTGGTTTCTCATTATGCTTGGACTGATCAGGATGAGAAAGCATCTATTTCATATGCTGAAGATGGTAAGTTAAAAATTCATGCTGATAAAGATATTGAAATATGTGCTGGTGCTACAAAACCAGCAGGTGGTGTTGATATTCTAGTTCATGCTGCTAAAGGTGATATTAAAATACATGCGGATGAAAATGGAAATCTTACTCTTATAGGAAATAATATTAGTATAACTGCTAGTAAAAGTATGGATATAAAGGGAGGTGATAAAATTACAATGGAGGCAAATGATATTGAATTTAGAGGAAATACAATACGTGGTAATGAGATAGTTGGTAATATGGCACCTCTTCCATTCATGAAAGGTGTATTTGCAGGTACTAAAGTTGGTGCAGATAAACTTAAAGCTGGTATTGATAAATTTACTTCTGGTGGTATACCAGAAGAACTAACAAGTGCTCTTGAGTCTGTTGATACTGATGCTATAACAGATCAACTTGGTGGCGTACAAGAGCAACTTAGTGGACAACTTAGTAATGTACAAGAGCAATTTGGAAGTATTGCTGATAATTTCTCAGGATTTGGTGGTTCATAAGATATGTCAGATACAACTTACGTTAGTCAGTTACATGCCAATGATGATGCTAAGTTCTTTAGCGACGTATATATCTATGGAAATTTATATTATGATTTAGAAGGTACTGATAATTTAAAACTTGATAATATAACTGTCAATCATCAGGCAAATTTTAAAGATATATTTGCAACTGGTATTGGTACTTATAACGGTCCTATTACGTTCAATAGTGGTACTGTTTTTGCAGGTGTTGCTACATTTTTAGCACCTGTAGATCTTGATTATTTACATGTAAAGAAAAGATTATGGGTTGGTACTGATGAAAATGGACAAACTTTAAGTGCAAATCCAGAAGTATATGGTAATAGAGTAGGAATTAATATACCAGAACCACAAGAATCTGCAACATTAGATGTTGGTGGTTCAATAATTGTATCTGGTGGTATTCACTATCAACAGGAAGCAGGTGCTGTAGGTGCTGCTGGTTCTGTGGGTATTGGTAGTACACGACCAGAAAGAGAACTTGATGTTGCTGGTAGTGTAAAGATTGATAGACACATCTATGATTCTATTAATTCACCAGGTGCAAATGGATATTATCTTCAAAGAGATGCACATGGTATAAAATGGGTTGCACCACCACCTTCTCCCGTTGAAGGTGTATTTATTCAAAATGAAGGAGTCAATCTTGGTGTTGGTTCATTCACTACTCTTAACTTTGATGGTGCTGGTAGTGGTGGAGATTTAGTTGATGCACAAATTGATCCTGGTAATAGTAATATTGCTAATATTTACTTTAATGATAATTGGGTTAGAAATAATACTGGTATTAGTACTACAGGAAATGTTGGTATTGGTGGACTTGCTGATTTTGGATTTGAGTTAAAAGTAACTGGAAAATTACAAGTAACTGATGCAGTTGATTTTGATGCTGATTTAAATGTTGATGGTAGTACACAAATTGATGGAAATTTAGATGTAGATGGTAATAGTGAACTTGATGGTACTTTAACTGTAACTGGTAATACTATTCTTAACAATGCATTAGATGTTGAAAATGCTACATTTATTGATGCTGGATTAATTGTTAGTGGATTTACTACTGGTACAATTTCAACAGCAATTTTCTCACATAATGCTGGATTTGCTACTAACTCACATCGCTCAGGTTTCACAACTTATGCTGACAACGCAGGAATATCTACATATGCATCAGTGGCAGGATTTGCTACTAACTCACATCGCTCAGGTTTCACAACTTATGCTGACAACGCAGGAATATCTACATATGCATCAGTGGCAGGATTTGCTACTAACTCACATCGCTCAGGTTTTACAACTTATGCTGATAAAGCAGGTATTGCATCATATACTGATAGAGCAGGATTCTCTACATTTTCTAATAAGGCAGGTATTACTACTTTTGTTTCTACGACATTAACTAATACGAATAAGGATTTCTATATAACTTTTGTTGATAATGCAGAAACAACATTAGTAGGAACAGGACAAACATTAAGAGTTGATAGTGGAATTAAATATAATGCAAAAACTAATTCAGTTAATATTGTAGGGATACTTACAGTTGGAGCAGCTACTACACTTCATGGTTCTTTAGAACTAGATGGTTCTTTAATTGATAAGAATGATAGTGTTGCTGCTGGTAAAACTGATTATCGTTTATCTTCAGTAGGAACTGGTGTGTCATGGAGACCGCCAGGTGTTGAGACAAATAATGCTATTTGGGTTACTGTTGATGGTAATGATGCAAATAGTGGATTACTAGAAGGTGATGCAAAGAGAACAATTGGTGGTGCAGCAGCAATAGCACAGGCAGGTGATACTATTATTGTTCGTTCGGGTGTTTATCATGAGAATAATCCAATTGGATTGAGAACTGATGTTGCTGTTTCTGGTGAGGATCTAAGATTGGTAACTGTTGTTCCAAATAATAATGATAAAGATGTTTTCCATGTCAGAAGAGGATGTTTGATTCAGAATTTGAATTTTGCTGGTACAACAAGTAGTACTTTAGTAACTGGTGGTGCAGTTGCATTCCCACCATTAGCAGATTCAGAAAAGGCAGTTAGTGGATATATTGGATTGGGTCCAGCAAATGAAGGACCAAGAAGAGGTAATCCTTCAGAAGGTGGTAGATATAAGAGTCCATATGTTAGAAACTGTACTAATTTTATGACTGGTAGTATTGGTATGAAAATTAATGGAGATCATGTTTCTTCTGCATATACAGGAACAGTTAATCTTGGACAGGATTTGAAGAGTATGGTTTGTGATTCCTTTACTCAATATAATGAGGCAGGTATAGGTGTATCATTAACTAATATGGGATATGCTCAGTTAGTTTCCATCTTTACTATTTCATGTGAGAAAGCAATTTATGCTGATAGTGGTGGACAATGTGATTTAACAAACTCTAACTCATCATTTGGTGTATTTGGATTATATGCTGATGGTGTGAGTGAAACGGAATATACTGGAGTTACTACAGTAACAAATATTGCTGAACAGGATTCATTCTTATTAGCAGACGTTAAGGATGCTGCTGGAAACTTTAGAAAACCTTTTGATGGACAGGCAATGTTCTTTAAGGTTGATTTAGATGATTTTGCAGATTCTCCTGCTACTGGTACAATGACACAACCATTCCAGTTAGTACGTTCAATTAAAGTTCTTGATGGTGGTAGTGGGTATGTTCAGGCAGCACCACCAAATATAATAGTAGATATTCCACAAGGACCAGAAGGTATTCGTGCTGAACTTTCTGCAAATGTGAGTGCTGCAGGTACAATTACTTCTGTTGATGTGATTGCTAGTGGTAGAAATTTCTTACCACAATCTGGAAGTGGTCCAACTCAGAAAATTGGATTAACAACTTCAGTTACTTCTGGAACATCAGCAATTCTGGAAGTGGTTACTGATCCAATTTATTATACTGTTGATACTGCTACTGAACCTAGTAATGTTGTAGGATTATCTACATTAAGTTTGAATGAATTTGTACCTTACTCCATAGCAAAAGGAACAGATGTTGAGTTCCGAAGAATTAGTAGAATAATCACCAGTTCTCATTCTTTTGAATATGTCGGTGCAGGGACGGACATAAATAGAGCAAACCCCTTCCAGGGTGGTGAGCCTATTCCTGAAAATGAAATTGTTGCCATTAATGGTGGACAAGTTCCATTCACCAGTACGGATCAGAAAGGTAACTTTAGAATTGGAGAAGGACTGACAATTGATCAAACTACTTCGACTATTTCTGGAAGAGACTTTAATAGAGCAATCCAGGCACAATTAACACCCTTAATACTAGCATTGAAATAAATGGCAATAGCACCAGTAAATAAGTTTCTATCGGTTGCTGTTCCTGTTACACCAGGAGAGCAAAAGTTATATGAAGTACCAACAGGAACTTCTGCTATTTTGCTATACGCACAAGTTGCTAATGTGGGAATTAATACATATCCAACAGTTACTTTCATTCATAGAAGAGAAGCAAGAAGCACAGGAATAAAACGAGATATAAGAATTATAAAAGATATTGAAGTTCCACCAAATGATGCTGCTGTTTTAGTTGATGGTAGATTAGTTTTAGAGAAGACAGCAACTACATTAGATAGACTTTATATTAAAGGAACTCAACTGGGTGTTGGTACTATTACTGATGTTGAGTATAGTCCTTATAGTGGAATAGCAACTGTAACAACAATGAATCCTCATGGATTCAATGTAAATGATCAGGTAGCAATGGTTGGTATTGCATTTACTTGTTCAAGTAATGCTGGTATTACAACAACTATTTTCCCAGATCCACCACAATCAAGTACAGTTGATACGATAGTAGATGTTGTTGGAACTTCGAGGACATTTACTTCAGTTATTGGTGGAACTGGTGCATTATTTGTAGATCATTTTTACAATGCATCACCACATAATTTTGTAAAAGCAGTTAATAATTCAACTATTACAGGTGGAGATTATACACATACATTTAAGACTGGATTAAGCACATCGGTTGGTTCTGTAGTAATGGGTGGTGACTATGTTCATCAATTTGTAAGTGCTGCTCCTGATTGTGTTACTATTGAAAGTGGTGGATCTGGTAATTTAACGCCAGTTTGGGCAGAATATACTCCTACAAATGGAAATCTTGTTTTAAAATTTGCGAGCAATCCTGGATTAGCAAATGGTTCTTCTGTTAGTATTGCTACTACTTCTATAGTTTTTAAATGTGAAATGGATAATTATGCCACTGAACATGCATATCCTCGTGTAGGTGATCCTGCACATAATAATAATAGTTTGACAGTAGCTGGTGCTGCAGGAACAGTATTTAGTGTGAATGTTGGTGCTTCTGCCACAACAGCACATACTCCATCAGCAGCAGCATATACTCCATCAACAGGAGAATTGGTGTTGACAATTCCTGCTGGATATCCTATGAATAAGGCTGAAGTAAATAAGACAGCACAATCTGGAACAACATATGATGCTAAGACTGGTATTCTTACTGTTACTTCTGCAAATCATGGATTAGCTTTAGGACGTAGAATTAGGTTTGATGATGAGTCTTTAACCTTTACATGTACTAAAGATGGTGGTGTTGGACAACATAAGTATCCAAGAGCAACTGATCCAGAAAGTAGAAAGTGGTTGCCAATTACAGCATTTACTAATAATACTTTTACTGTGGGAATTACTAGTGCAGGTGCAAGTGGTGATTATCCACATACATTTGTATCTGGTACTAGTAATGGTATTAAGGTTGCAGCAGATTCTATTAGAATTGGAGATAATTCATTAGTATATACTTGTGCAATGGACAACAATGCTACAAGTCATAGTTATCCACGTTCAACTGATCCATATTATAGGAATGCAATTTCTATTGGTGCTACAACTGATACGACTATTAGTGCATTTGTAGGTAAGTCTCCTATTAAATATTTTAATCCATCTGATGTATTCTATAATCCTACTACTGGAGATTTGAAATTAACTATTGGTGCTGGATATAATTTACGTGGACAAACACTTCATAGTACAAATTCAGTACAATATTTTCCTGCTACTGGGATATTGGATATATCAATCTCTAATCATGGTATGTCAGTTGGTGATAAGATTAGAATACAAGAAAGATCCTTAACCTTTACATGCGACAAAGATTTAAGAAGAACAGAGCATCAGTACCCAAGACAGACAGATCCATGGTATAATAAATGGTTGGTAGTTACAGTTATAAATTCAAATACAATAAGAGTTAATGTTGGACAATCTTCAAACACATCAACACATTATTTCCAATCTGCATTGGCTAAATGTATTGCTAAACAAGGTGAATCTATTAAGTTAGCAAATGATGGGTTTACATTTACTTGTGCAATGGATGCTAATTCCACTGAACATTCTTATCCTCGTTCAACAGATCCTTATTACAACACTTCAGTTGGTATTGGAACAACAACTTCTGATAGTATAACTGTTCATGTTGGAAAATCTCCGAGTGGTGGAATGGTTGGACCTCTGCAAATGGAATTTATTGCAAGTATTCTAGAGAATAGTACAGGATAATATGGAAGGAAACGGTAAACTTTCTCAAAGGTATTTAAGTGGTAGGGTTAAGGTATCCAATAATGCTGGTCTGAGTACAGATAGGCATCTGTATCTTAGTCCAAGTGAGGTAGAACCTAATTTAGGATTTGTAGGTGAAAAAACTCTTCCAGCTTCAGGAACTTATTATAAGTTAGTTACAGTTCCTAATGGAAATGTATACGATAGATATTGGCAACCAGATCTTCCAGCAACTCTTGTTAATGGTATTACTATATTTGATGAAGGAAATCTTGTAGGAACTGCGAATACAGTATCAAAATTAAACTTTGTTGGTTCTGCAGTATCAGCAACCGCAAGTGGAACAATATCAACAATTACAGTATCTGGTGCTGGATTGGATGGACAAGTTCAATTTAAATCTTCTGGTGATTTTGCTGGTGCTGCTGGACTTTTTTATGATGGTACTAATCATCGTGTGGGTATAGGGACAAGTTCACCTCAAGATTCCTTACATGTCCAAGGTACTATGAGATTGAGTGGTGGATTGTTTGATAGTACAAATAATGTTGGTGCTGCTAGTTCTATTCTTATATCTACTGGTTCTGGTATTAAATGGGCAAGTTCTGTTGATGCGAAGGCAACAGTTGCACCAACTGCACCTCCGAATGCGGTAGAAGGAGATTTATGGTGGGATAGTGTACAAGGTGATTTAAACATTTTCTATATTGATAGTAATAGTTCTCAATGGGTTTCTACTAACTCTAATAGTCAGGTAGATAGTACATTATGGGTAAAAGATGCTATTGGACTTCATACTACATCTAATGTTGGTATAGGAACTACAATAGCATCAGTTGCATTAGCAGTTGGTGGTAATGCTATTTTCAATGGAACGGGTATTGTAACTGCAACAGAGTTTCATGGAACATTTGTTGGAAATGTAAGTGGTGTTGGTGCTGGTACTACATGGGGACTTTATAGTAATACGGGTATTCATACGAGTAAGAAAGTTGGTATTGGAACTACTAATACTGGTAATAATATGGTTGAAATACACCATACTGGAACTACTTCTCCCACAACTGCTTTAACAATTGGTGGAAGTCAAATTGATAATAATGGTGGAAGTGGTATATTTTTAAAGACTAGTGCTAATACAGCTGACAATAGATATGGAACAAGAATTCATACAGTAAGAGAATCGGCAACAGATAATGGTGCTAGTGCATTAGTTATTTCTAACGAAAATCCTGCTGCTAATGCATTAGAAGAAAGATTTCGCATCACATCAGCAGGTAATGTCGGTATAGGTTCTACGATTCCAAGTGAAGCATTGGATGTTAGTAGAACTGTTAAAACAGAACAATTAAATGTAACAGGTGTTGCGACTGCATTTCATCTTAAAGGTCCACTAACAAGTAGTGGAATTAATATTACTGGTATTTCTACATTCCAAAATGATATAAATCTTACAGGTGCTTCATATGATGCTAGATGGGATAAGAGTCAAAATTCATTAGAACTTGATGATAATACTAAAATCACCTTTGGTACAAATAGAGATTTAAAAATATCTCATACTGATGATCTTAAAGATCAAAATGATTCTAATGGGGATGCTATTCTTGATGGTGGGGATTGGGCTTCATATATTAAAGAAGATGGAACAGGTCCATTAATATTTAAGACAGATGGTGGACCTGGAACAGGAGCATATCAATTCTATGATGCTGGTTGGAGACCAATATTAAAATTATTCAGTGGTAGT